CCACCTTTATATCCGCTTGGTATTAATGCTAACTTTGGTTTTACCATTTAAATATTTTTTTAATTTAATAACGTTTTTTTGTTTTGGTTTATATTTCACAATACCCAACCTTTAAACGTTGTGTCACTATCCGGAGATATATCTTCGTTTGTGTTGCTTGTATATTCTGGAAACAACGATTGATTAAAACATAAATAATCAACCATACGTGTTGAATAGTAATTAGCATACTCTCTAGCCTTTGCAACTAGGTAATCAACTTCTGTTTTATCAACTGTTTGCGAATTTTCTGATTGATGCTTATAAACCCCACCTTTTGCAATAGTATAAGCAGCGAACGGAATATAATTAACTTGAGCAAACCAAATTAAGATTGGTTGCACGTATTCATTAACTAAAGTTAAATAATTACCGCCTAATGATCCAGCTATAATGTCAGCACTTATTTTGTTGTATAAGTCTGTACCTAATAAATTTTGAACTTCAATCTCCTGAGATATCTTTACAAATTGTATAAACTTGTCTGAATCTATATTCCCATCAAGGATTGAGTTGCGTATTAAATCTGTTCTTGTTATAAATAATGCTGTTGCCATATTTTAGTTTTCAAATCCCATTTTATCCCAATATTCTTTTGTGTAACCAGCATACTCCATATTACGTGGAGCAACAGATACTTCTTTTTCATTTGCTGCTGGCCTAAAACCACGTTTAATAGCTTGTGTTGTACTTATTGCTTGGCCTAAACTGCGCCCACCTTTTTTAGCGTAAAGCTTACGAGTCCAGCGATGGTTGCACCTTGGACCGCCCTTGTAAAGCCAGATAGAATATTCTTTATCGCCTCCACCAAATCCTGGATTTAATTCTTGGCTATTAAAAGCAAGTATATCTTCTTTTCTAAAAACTTTGTTAGCACTAATCATTTCATCGCAGAAATCACGTGTTTTATCTGTTTTTAATGGTTTTTCGCTTGTGGGCGCTTGTGTGTACATATAACGAACTAAAAATTCTGTTCCTTCTTCTTTTTTAGAAGTGCCATCTTGTTCACTTTCTTTGTATGGTGTTGCTTTACCTACTTTAGCAAGTTTTAAAATTTTAGAAAGTAATGTATCTTTTTTTGGTTTGTTTAATTCAGCAACAATTTCATCAAGCTCATCTTCAAGGTCGTAATCAACCTCTGCTTCGTGTACTAAATCGTATTGGTCTAGTAATTGCTTTTCATCTTGGCCAATTCCATTTAACTTTTTACGTATTGTTTCTTTAAATTCTTTACTTAATTTAACACCAGTTTCTTCTTCTTTTGTTTCTTCGTCCTCTACGTTTTCAAGGTCTGTAAACTCTAGTGGCTGTAAGGTCTTAAAGTATAGTTTTAAGCTAATATTATTGTAAGCTAGTATGCTATCAAAGGCATCTATTAAAAGTGTTTGAAATGGTCTTATAACGGTGTTATCCATTAATGTACTAGCTGTTTTTAATTCATCTGCATTGTTACCTAAACCGCTGTTATCTTTTATACCCATTAACATAGGGCTTACCACACGATGCGAAACCATTACCTTTTTAGAACTTTCGTCTGATAAAAATTGATATTGGTTGTGTGCGTCGCTTAATTGTATTGGTTCTATTGTTGCTGCGCTTTCAGGGTTGTCGTTAAAGGCAAGTATAAACTTACCAGCATTGCTGCTTCCGCTAAATTTTTGATATATTCTATTCTCTAACATTTGGCGTTCCTCAGCATTTGGAGTTCCGTTGTTAAAATTTATGAGCATTGACGGAGCCAGTCCATTAAGTATGTTGTTTAAATGATAGTTACTAATTTCTTGTTCTAACTCTGCGTATTGTAAGCCACCAGCATAATCAGGCGAACTATAATACTTGTAACCAGCTCTGTAAGGTTTTACGTAAACTATTTCAATGTTTTCTTTGCTGTAACCAAAAACTGGTATTCTTTTTAATTGGTCAACGGTTTTTACTTTACTCCAATCGTCAGAGTAGTAATAGGCTTCTATTTCACCTTTTTCGTTGCATTTTTCAGCTCTTAGGTTTTCTACTGGTATGTGTTCTACTTGTGCTATGCTTTTGCGGTCTTTACTGTATATTACTTGCATAGAGCATTGACCCATAAGTTTAAGGTCGTAGCATAATTTACGCACACAATCCTTATGAAACAAAGAAACCATTTTAGCATATTGTTCTGGTTTTTTATTTGAATTTAAAGCATCCAACCCACGACCGTAAATCATTTCGCTAATTGCGTTTATAATTGCGTTGTTTGTTGGGCTACCGTTATACCTATCAATTAAGTATTGAAAATAATTATTATCAGAACCGTAAGCTACCCAATCTTTGTTTGATTTTTCAACAATTTCAGGGGTTGTATAAGTGCTTAAATTTACTATTCTTAAATCGTTCATATTATAATATATTCGTTGTCGTAACTATCTTCGCTTGTATATTGGTTTTTATTAATGCTATAATAGTCATTAGAACTTTGGTTTATTGTTTGATCGGTGCAAAATACTTTGTCTTTGTAAATTACCTGCGTACCGTTGCTAACTTCTAGTATGTAAAACTGGCCTTCTGATAGTGTACCAAAAACAGATGCAAATTGTAAATAATTACCATTTACGCTTGATGTACTATTAACAACAATAGGCGTATTTGTGCTTTCGCTTGTTAGGGTAACAGTTAAACTTCCAATAGTAAATTCCCTTGGGATTATATTAAAAGTTTTATTGCCGTTAGTTTGTATAAGTTGCATATTAATATATAAACAAAAACAATTTATTTTGCATAAAAAAACCCCTACATTTCTGTAAGGGTTAATTAATAAACTAAATTAGCGTCCTACTTTGAACAACCAAGCTCATTTCGTCGCCAGCGGTGGAATTCCCTTGAAACACTATTTCAGATTCTTGATAACTTTTAATGCAAGCTATACTGGTTCTGGCTAATTTAGTTTTTTAATATGTTAAAGAAGTGCAATTTAATTTTTTCATTATCTCAACCGGACTGCCTTTCAAAATTGTCTATGTACTTTTTCAACATCTTTAATTTATCTATTGACATTCACTACTCAAATTATAATTAGCACTTCAATATTTCAATGAACGTTGTACTATTTTTTGTACATTACAAATATACGCATTTATTTAAGTTATAAACAAATTATTAACGTATTTTAACAAAACTTTAACATTTATAACAAAAAAGGCCACCTCGTTAAAGGTAGCCAATTTATTTAAAACCCTTTAGCTTAATTAAGCAGTTGGATCAATTTGTGTACTAGAAGCATCAGCAGTAATAACTGAACCAGTTACAAAGTAAGGCGGTGCAGTTTCTTGTGCGTTTATTGTTAATGTATAACCAGTTAGGTCACCCATTGCAGCACCAGTTGCAATTGTACCGCCATTGACTTCCCCTCCGTGCTCAAGACCAACAACAAAATAATTTCCGTTGTAATCTTCAACACAAACGTGAGGCCTAGCGTGTGCAATTAATTTTAATTCTTCTTGTGTAGCTTTATCTTGAAAAGTTAAAGTCATATTCAAGGTTGTATCGTAAAAGGTAGTTCCATTTTCTCTGCTTGATGTAATAGCAGTTTCCATTGAGCTGTTCCCTTTAACGTCGAACTGGAACCAACTTGGTGATCCAGAAAAAGCAGTAATTTCGCCAGAGGCAATTGTTGCGTCGCCTAAAGTACCAAAATCAGCAAAGTAAATAGTTTTTATACCACCTACTGCACTTTTGCAAGGCACTTTACGACCAGATGTTAATAAGCAAGCCATCGATTTATGTGTTTTTTAATAAAAAAGGGTAGGTTATTTTACCCACCCTTTATTACGTTAGTTAATTAATTTTTATTATGCAGTTCTGTAAACAATGTCTTCTACAATTGCGTATTGTACGCCAGCTGTAAATCTCATTACTACGCGAACATTTTGGCTTCCGTCTGTTTCAGCCATATCAATAACTCGTACTTCGTTCATATCGTTTAAGATACCAGTTCCGAAGAATAAGTTGCTTTTTTCAGCAGCAATAACCATATCGTCAGCAGCACCTCTACAAGGAATTAATGGAATTCCATCAAAGAAAAGGTTACCTAATACTTGGTTGTTTCCTTTGTTCTCAAATCCGTTTGCACCGCCACCGTTTCCAGTTACAGAACCAAACCCTCCTAATGCACGAGTATAAGCACGAATTACGTTAGAAGCACAATACAATGCTAAATCTTCGCTTCCGTAAACAGAAGTTGGTATTGCATCTACAACAGTACCTAATTCAGCAACTACGTTTGCAGCAGTTACAGCAGTACCAGTAATGTCTTGTGCAGCTGGTAAATCGCCATCAGCAACTAACAATGTAGCAAAACCGTCAAATTGTCCTGATGTTGCAGTTGAACCACTCCAGATGTTTTTCTCAGTACGGTCAGCTACTTTACTAGCAACGTGAGCCAATACAAAATCAGAAAAGTTTGCTGGTAGGTTATCAAATGCAGAATATCCCATTTGAGCAGCTTCCCAATCATCGTGTAGGTCTTTTTTACAAATATCAAGGTTTACTTGAAATTCTTCTGGTTGAAGGATTTTCTCTGTAAGAGTTAAAGTCCCTTGTCCAGTTTGAAAGTCGCAAGTAGCGTCTTTTACGATGTCGTCAGTTGAAGCCTTTTTAATAACAGACTTAAACTTAACGTTAGGCATAATTGTTACATTGCCTTTGTCTAATGTGTCAGCAGATAATAAAGCAGCAGCTATATACTTGCCACTAAATTCTCCAGCATAAGTTGATGTAATTGATACACTCATTTTAATTTAATTTTAGTTGTTTATATTAATTATTTAGTTTTGCCATTACTCTATCTAGTGTACTCATACGTCTGTTTTCAGAAATATTGAATTTAGATAGGTTTTGTTTTACTTCTGGGTTTGCCTTAATTGGCTCAGCAGCTGGTTGGTTTAGTTCTTCTTGAACTTCTTGTGGAACTTCGCTTAACTCAACTTTGTCGTGTTTGCATAGTTCTTCAGTCATAAGGTTTCCTAATTCATCAGCATTTAGTTCCTCACTCATTTCTTCCTTAGGCTCTAACATAGCTTTGATTTCTTCAATCATTTCTTTAACCTCAGCTAATTCTTCTTTAGTAGCATATCCCATTTCTTCTTTTTCTTCTTCTTCTTTTGATTCTACCTCTTCTTCTGGTTTTTCTTCTTCTCCAGCTTCTTTGATTTCAGCAATAAGTCCTTCTTCTGCTACTATTAGAATACGACCATCTTCCATTTCGTATTCTCCTACTGGTACAGCTACTTTCTCATCTTCTGTAACGATAAAGATTTCTTTACCAGCTTCAAACGCTTCTGCTTCAAGAACAGTTCCGTTTTCTAACGTTTGTTGTTCTAACTTAACTTCTTCGGATAAGTTTAGAACTTCTTTGATTTTACTAATCATATCATTCGTGTTCATATTAATATATAAGTGTTAAAAATTAATTTTGCATTTTCGTTTACGCTTTTGCTTGTATAATAAACCATTCAGTACCATTACACCATATTTTTAAGCCCTCATAGGCTTTGTTAATTCTAAATGCAGCAGAGCTACCATCTAAATTTTGACCAGCTCTTGGTGTTAAGTCAGCGTGAGTAGCAGTACTAAATGTGCTATCAGATATAATACGTTTAGCCCTGTTTAGGTTTTTAGTAGCAGTTGCATCTGGTAAAGTTAATTCTACAGTACCATTACCACCACTCCAACTTAATACAATAAGTTCTGCTTCATCATAAGCACTATCGTTTAAATCAATAGTACCACCAGCTACGCTTACTGTAACTGCTGTTGGGTCTAAATGATTTACTATAAAACTTTGTACATTAGTTAAATTAGCTTTTTTAGTTTCTCCTGTTTGTACTATTGGTAATTCTTCAGCACCTGTTATATTAGCTGCTGTAACATTAGTTAAAGCTGATATTTTTTTATCTGACATTATAAAATTATTTTTCCGTTATTTTCTTGAAGTAAGTTAAATGTGTTTTCTTGTAACAAATAATAAGATTGCCTTGATATAGAGCCTATACCTTGCGCTCTTATGCTTCCATCGCAACATTTTATCTTATAGGTATTGTCTTCGCATAAGCAAGCCTTACGGCCACCCTTTGGGCTTGTTTTACTTGGTGTAAATAGGTTTTTAAAAAATTTCATTTATTTTATTTTAACACAATTAGGAACAGTTTTACCGTCTACAATTTTTGTACCTATTTGTTCGTATCCATCCCAGCAAGGTGATTTTAATTCCAATTCTTTTAATTTACTTTCTGCCCAACGCTTTGCAGCTTTACCACCCCATAATAAATAAGATATAGTACCGCAAGCCTTTGTGTTGCCTTCATCGTAGTATTCCTCAGCTCGTGATAAATAACTAAACATTCTTTTTATTGTTTGTTTACTAACTGGTTTACCTTGTGCTAATTGTTGCGCACGAACTTTCCCTACTTGTGTGGCACACTTATTATTAACTTTTTTGTTAAGTTCTAAACCACGTTTTGCATTGTTACTTACTGCTTTTGGGTAATCACTGTAAGTTTCAAGTTCTAGTTCGTCGTTTAAAATAATTTCTTTTATTTGGCCTAGTAAGTATTCGGCTTCTTGTTGTTGTATTTCTGCAAGTTGTTGGTCGTTTTCAAAATCGTTTATTGGTTCTTTTGGGCGTTCCATTTTATCTGCAAAATATCCTTCAATGCTAAAACCTTTTACTTTACCAGTTTTAACAAACTCATTCCATATTTGATCGTTATTTACCTTAACACTACCTACCCAAGTACCAAGCGGTAAATCCATACCATACTTTACAGACTTGTCGTGTACTTTATCTTCTACTATCCAGCTTTCTACTAAACTAAGTCCGTTTATTTGGTATTGGTGTTCTAGCGTGGCGTTGTTTTGATTGCCTTGCGTTAAATACATTTGACTGGCTTTTAAGACAGTATCTTTTGAAAAGTATATATAATATTCATCATCGCCGTTGCGTCTGTATATAGGCTTGTTTGGTATAAGTAAAGCACCCATTAATATACGCTTTTCTTTATCAACTTCGGCTAGTTTAAATTCTTGTGTTTTAAGTGCAATGAAATCTTCTTCTATTGCTGGTGATTCAACTACGCTTATGGCTTCAATGCCAATTTCTTGTTCTTCGTCTAATATTAGTTCTACTATTCGCATATTAATATATAAATATTTTTAATTTATTTTGTATTTATAATGTCGCACCTTCAACAATATTGTTTTCTAAACTTTGTGCTGTTGTTACATCATTCGCAACTACATAAGCTTGGACTGGTTGTTGTTCTTGACCAGCAACAGCTTCAGCTAATTGATTTGTTCCAGCAGCACCAACTACGTTAAATGTTGGGGGAGCAGGTGCAGAACCACCACCACCACCAGATGGAGCACCACCACCACTAACTGATTTAGAATCTCCTTTTATTTGTTGAATACTTTTAGCAGCACTTGCAACCGTTGATCCTATTGACAAAGCAGCTTTTGCTGAATTTATAGCAACGAATGGCATACCTCCTGTTAATGGTGAAGCAGCTGTGGCTTTTGCGTTTGCAACAGCTGTACTTGATACTGTTTCAGAAATAGATTTAACAGACGTTCTAACAACATCAGCAATGGCTAATGCTTTACCAACTTTTTCCATTTTTTTACCACCAAGGCTTACAATGTTTTGTAAATTGTCATAACCTTCTCTGTATTGTTGTTCTTTGTATTCTTCAGCAGCAGTTATTCTGTCTGCTTCTTCTTTATCATCTTTTTCTTTTTTTGCTTTTATAGCATCAGCATTTTCTTTATCTTCTTCTTTGAATTGTTCTTCTAGTTCTCTTTCTCTTGCTTTTAAAGCTTTTATTAAATCTTGTGATAATAAACCGTTTGCTAAAGCTTCAGCCATTAACGCTTCGTTTTCTTCTTTTAATTTTTGCCTTTGTAATTCACGTTCTTGTTCATCAGTAACGGCTAATGCTGTACGTATTCTGTCTTTTAAATTGGCTAATCTTTTTTGATATTGTTCTTCTAATTTTAGTTTTTCTTTATTTTGACGCTCGATTTCTTTTAATTCTTTATCGTTTTCCTTTTTACGATCTTTAGCATCTTTATCTCGTGCGTCTTTTTTGTTTTTATCTATTTGTGCTAAAGCAATATCTATTTTACCACTTTTTAATTTTGTTTGTTGTATTTCTTCTTCAATTTCATTTAACTTTTCTAGTTCTTCTTCAGTACCTATCAGTCCTTTTGCACGAATAGCAGCCGCTGCTGAATATAGTTTTACTGATTCCAAAGCCTTAGCTGATAATCCCTCAAAGAATGATAATTCACGAATTTGTGATTTTTCTTTCTCTAATTGAAGTTTTAAAGTTTTAAGAAGTGCTTCGTTTTCTTCTTGTTGTAGTATTAAAACTTTCTTTTTTTCTGCTACAATATTTTCTGTGCTTTCACCTTGAAGCTCTAATATCTTTTCTTGTTGGTTAAGCAATGAAAGTTGATCGTCTGCAAGTTGAACATTTTTTCTGTGTTTGTCAGCTTGTTTTTGTAATGCTTTGGAACCATTATCGAACAATGCTGTTATTTCTTCCCAATATGCCACAACAGCTGCTAAACCAATAACTAATGCACCTATACCTGTGGCTATTAATGCTTTTTTAACACCGCTTAAACCTTTGACGAAATTTTTAACAGCGCCAAAACCTGAAACAAATCCTTTTTTTAATTTAACTAATTTAGTAGCATAACCACCAGTTAATTTGTCAATACCACGAATTATGTTTGTGTTTTCTTTTTGGCCTTTTGCAAAATCTTTTACAGTTTGGTTTGCTGCCCTTTGTTGTACTGCTAATTTTTTTAACCCTAAACGTTGGTCGGTTAGTGCGTCTTTACGTTGGTTTAATTGGTTTTTTAGTGCTTGTTCTTGCGCTAAGTTTATTTTACCAGAAGCATTGTAATCGTCAAGAGCTTTTTTGGCTTTTAAATATTCTTCTTCTAATAGAACAAGTATTTCTCTTTGTTCGTTAATTGTTTTGTTAATAGCTTCAAGGTTTTTTTGTGCTTGTTTACTATCTACATTTATTTCAACTGTTTTTTCTATTGCCATTTTAATTCTTGTTTAATTGCTTTTAAACCCTCTTTTAGTGTTGTTGGTAATTTGTACTTTCCTTTTGCTATGCGTATGTTTTCTGTTTCGTTATTTGCATATTGCAAACAATCAAATATTAGTTTTATCATTAGTCAGTTTTTGCGTTTATAGTTGTGTCAAAAGAAAACGCATCAGTTCCGTTAATGTCATATTTAACTCTTACTGATATTGTGTACCAAGTATTGCTTTCTAATCCTGTTACTTTTTTAGTTGTTGTTGTGTTTGGCTCTGCACTATGCAAACCACCATTGACATAAACATTATATCCTGTTGCTCCTGTAACTGCATCCCAAGTAACTGTAATAAAATCTGTGCTTCTTACAGAATCTGTTAGTTGTGCTATTCTACCTAAATAAGCAATTTGATTGTTTTCTATTTCACCAAAAAATTCTTCTTTGTTATATAGCTCTAAATCGCTTTTGTTGGTTAGTAGGTTTGTTTTTATTTTATTAATTACAAAAACATTATTAGCAATTATAAGCCTATCGTTTAGTCTTAATTTTTCTAATATTGATAAAGGCAAATAAGCACTTACTTTCAATAATCTTGAGTTTCTATCAAATATTGTTTCTATGTAATCATAATAACCATTATCAAACAAGTTTATAGAATCTGTAGGAACTTCTAATAAAAATTCGTCTGTTTCTTCACTAAAATTTAATGACAACCTATTTACACCATTCCAATTAGTTGTTGTTAATTGTGTTGGTCGTCTATAAAAAGCTGGTGTTGTACTATTAATAGTAAATTCACTATCAGTATTGGCTTGACGTTCCATACATAACAACAATGGTTCTCCTATTGTTGGATTGTAATTACTGTCTAAAAAAGCTCCTTGTCCTATTAATGTAAAAGCACCTGTTTGGTTTGACAATCTTTCATACATCATTTTTTCAAAAGGTAATTCAACTTTGTATGTTCCACCGTCCCATTCAGCATTTGGATTATATATTTCATTACCAAACGATGCTTGATTTATTTCATCAGCATATTCAACTAAAAACGTTTTTTTGCTTTTGAAATTAAAAGACATTTCTTTATATTGAAATAAACGTTCTAAACTTGAAGATTCACTATCTACATATTTTGTTATGTCGTAATTAACTCCGCTATTCATAAATATTGGAGCTGTTTGTGTAACTATGTTTGCTCCTTCTTTGTAAACTACTAAATTAAACATCTTAAACAAACCACTTAAAAAATCCATTACTTTCATT